GTGCAGGAGCTGTCTACGGAGATTCCGGCCACGACAACTGAGCTGGCGGCGATCGCAGAAACGGCCGGGCAGCTCGGAATTGAGAAGAATTCCCTGCTAGACTTCACAGAAGTCATGGCCATGCTTGGTACGGCGACGAACATGACCTCCGAAGAGGCTGCGACCATGCTGGCGCAGTTCGCGTCCATCACCGGTATGGATCCAAAGCTGTATTCTAATTTGGGGTCAGCCATCGTTGACCTTGGCAATAACTTCGCTACCACAGAGAAGAATATCGCCGATATGTCACAGACGATCGCCGCAGCCGGTTCGATTGCCGGTATGTCGGAAGCCGACATTGTCGGTATTGCAGCGGCGGTTACCTCCCTTGGTATCAGCGCACAAAACGGTGGCACGCAAATGACGAAGCTGATCTCCGAGATCAACTCGGCCGTTTCGTCTGGCGAAGGTCTGGAAGAATGGGCCAGTGTTGCGGGCATGTCTGCAGATGCGTTCGCTCAAGCATGGGGCAATGACGCAGCCAATGCGCTGGATGCGTTCATTATCGGGCTGAATGGCGCATATAGCAGCGGTCAGGATGTTTATGGCATCCTCTCTGATTTGGGGATCACCGAGACGCGCATGGTCACAATGATCACCTCGCTTGCGAAGTCCGGCACTCGGCTGACGGATACGCTGAACGTATCCAACCAAGCGTGGGTGAAGAATACCGCGCTGACCGGAGAGGCCGAGAAGCGGTACGCAACCACCGAGAGCAAGCTGACGCTGATGCAGAACGCATACAACAACCTCAAGGTTGCCGTTGGCGACAATTACACCCCGGCGCTGCAGAAGCTCTATGAGATCGGCACGAAGGTGCTGAAGAATATCACTGACTTCGTGACGGCACACCCCGGCGTGGTAAAGACAATCACCATCCTTGTTGCCACGGTGGGCGGTTATGTTGCCGCACTGACCGCCTATGTCGTGATTGCCAAACTCGCAAAGATCGCTCAGGACCTCCTGAATGCCTCTATGCTGGCCAACCCCTTTGTGCTGGCGGCAACTGCTATTATTGGCGTTACCGCCGCGCTGTTCGCGCTGGCTGCTTCCGCAGAAGATACGGTTCCATCTGTATACGAACTGAACGAAGCGACCCGTGAAGCGACGGCGGCGATGGATGAGGCCAAGGCCAATTTTGAGGAAACCGCAGAGGCTACGATCGCTACAGCGAATGTTGCGGATATTTACATCTCGAAGCTTGAAGAAATGGAAGCCGCCGGCATATCTACCGACGAGCAGGCAAGAGAGTATCACAATACATTGGCGCTGCTTTGTCAGGCGGTTCCGGAGCTTGCTCAGTATATTGATCTCCAAACCGACACGATTCAGGGCGGCACAGATGCCCTGCGCGCCAACACCGCCGCTTGGAAGGAAAATGCGATTCAGCAGGCATATCAGGATGAACTAACCGAGATGACCAAGCAGTACGCAAACATCTTGGTTGATGCCGAAAAGAAAAGCATTGAGCTTACGAAAGCACAGATCGACCTTGAAAATAAGACGCAGGCATTCAATGACGCTACTGCACGGATGGATGAGCTGTGGCAGCAGGCGGCAGTAAAGGCTCGGGAACTCAGTGAATCCTATGGCCTTATGGGAGATGCATCTGCATATGTGACAGAGGAATACTGGGAGCTGCAGAAATCGCTTCCCGATCTGTCGAAAGAAGTCTACGATGCACAGCAAACGGTAGATAACTACACGGAATCAATTCAGGACAGCCAAGAGGCCGCAGATGCCGCCAAGGAGCAGATTGCCCTTGAGCAGGAGGCTATAGACAATCTTACTGGCGCAGTTGACGATAGTGCCGATTCAAGTGCTGAGTTGGCGGCGCAGCAACAGGAAGTCGCTGCTGCCGTTGATGAAATGCTCACGCCGCTGGAGGAACTCACCAAAGCCTACACGGACGCATACGAGGCTGCGCAGCAGTCCATAAGCGGACAGTATGCCCTTTGGGATGAGGCCGCAGACGTCGTTGCAACAAGCGCTTCGTCGATCAATGACGCGCTCTCCGGCCAGATCGAGTATTGGCAGGATTACAATGCGAATCTTTCCAGCTTGCGGGATCGTGCTGCGGACATTGAGGGTCTGAGCGATGTAATCGCCAGCTTTGCCGATGGCAGCGCAGACAGTGTGAACGCTGTCGCAGGCATGGCCGCTGCAAGCGACGAGGACCTGCAGACGATGGTTGCCAACTGGCAGACATTGCAGGCCGAGCAAGATGCGACCTCTGCCAGTATTGCAGAGCTGAAAACCGATTTCTCTGCGCAGATGGACGAGCTGGAGAGCGATTTTGAGCAAACCATCTCCAACATGGACCTGAGCAAGGAGGCAGCTTCGAGTGCGGCATCTACGATTCAGGCGTTTATCGATCAGGCAGACATTATGCTTCCGAATGTGCAGTCGGCATACCAGCGCCTTGCCGATGCTGCGACCTCTGCGTTGGCTTCGGCCTCTGCCGGAAATCCCACGCCACAAAAGGTCGGCCAAAACGCAACCGGTACAAGGAGCGCCGGGGACATTTTTATCGCCGGTGAGGAAGGCCCGGAACTGATCGTTGGACAACGCGGGGCTTCTGTGTTCCCCGCGCAGGAGACGCAGCGGATCATTGAAGCACTGCCCAATTCCGGTAACGGAGGCGGCAATGTGACGGAAATTCGCTTCGCGCCGGTTTACCACCTTGACGGAGCAACCAATGCCGCCGATTTGGAAACGGTCCTTCGCAATCACGACGAAGAAATGCGCGACTATATCATGCAGGTGCTCAACGAGGCTGGCGTTGATGCGGATAGGAGGGCGTATGTATGAGTAAGACCTATACTGCGGTACAAGGCGATATGTGGGACAGCATTGCTTACAGCAAGATGGGCAGCGTCGCTTATACGGATAAGCTGATGCGGGCCAATCAGGAGCATGCGGGATATTACATACTGCCTGCCGGAATAACGCTCACGCTGCCGGACGTTGATACGACTGCCGATGATATGTCGGCGCTCCCGCCGTGGAAGCAGGTGTCCGGATGAGCAACGCAAATCTCGCCCGGCGTACTGCTGTTGATGTGGCGTTTGCCGGCGTCAACATCACGCAGTCCATGAAGCCCTATCTGCTGTCGTTGACCTATACGGACAATGAAGAAGATGAATCGGACGATCTGCAGATCAAACTGCAGGACCGCGAGGGCCTTTGGCTCTGCCGATGGCTGAACGACATGGTGCAAGCGGCTGCTGCGTCCTCCGGCACAGTTACCACCAAAAGCGTCAGCGAGGCGGCGACCTCTTATCGGGTCACCGCCTCGATTGGCTTAAATGTGCGTTCCGGCCCAGGAACGGGCTATTCCAAGTTAGGGACGCTGGCGTACGGCGCAACGGTGTCCGTATCGTCCATTGCCGATGGGTGGGCCGCAATACAGTATAGCAGACAGACTGCTTACGTCAGTGCGACGTACTTGGAGCAAGCCGGATCCGCCTCGACAGGCGGCGCGGCGGAAGCATCCACCACGTCCGGCCTAAAGATCCGCGCCGGCATTGTTCGTGAGAACTGGAACGGAGAGGGCACCGACAAGGTTCTGGATTGCGGTCAATTCGAGTTGGATACTATCGACGCCTCCGGCCCTCCGGCCACTGTGACAATTAAGGCAACTGCCCTCCCGTTTGACGGGCAAATCCGGCAGACCAAGCGTTCCCAGGCGTGGGAATCTTATACGCTGCTCGGCATTGCCCGCGAGATGGCAGCGCGAAACGGGCTTGCGTGCCTGTTTGAATCTGCTGACGATCCGTATTATGACCGCGTGGAGCAGGTGCAAAGCAGCGATATCGCATTTTTATCAACACTATGCCATAACGCCGGCGTAAGCCTCAAGGCAACCTCGAATATCCTCGTGCTGTTCGATCAATCCAGCTATGAGGCGAAATCGCCAATCAAAACGATTTCCCGCGGGTGCGGTTACACGAAGTATAAGCTGTCTGTCGGAAAATCGGACACGCAGTACGCTTCTTGCCGCGTCTCCTACGCTGCTGATGGCAGATGCATTGAGGCGACTGCCTACATTGAGGATTACAAGGAATCCGAAAAGAATCAGCAGCTCGAAATTACGGCCAGAGTTTCCAGCGTGGCCGAGGCGAAAGCTCTGGCGGAAAAGCAACTCCGGCTGCACAACAAATATGCCAGAACGTGCAGCTTTACCTTCCCCGGCGACCCCGACCTGCTTGCCGGGGTTACGGTGCTGCTCGACGGTTGGGGCGCATTTGATGGCAAGTACATCATCAAGCAGTCAAAGCACAGCGTGAGCAGCGCAGGGTACACTACGACAGTGATGCTGCGGCGTGTGCTGGAGGGTTACTAATGGATAAAATCGTAAGAGTTGGCACAGTAACGGCTGTTGATGGACGCAAGGCCCGTGTGCTATACCACGATCTGGGCTTCACGTCCGGATGGCTGACGGTCCTGCGGCATGGGACATCGGACACTTGGATGCCGGATATTAACGATACCATAGTCGTTCTCTATCTCCCGTGCTTCAATTCGGACGGCTACATTTTGGGGGTGCTGTGATGCAAATCGGCTGCTTGGGGGATATTGCGTTTCAGGTGTCTGCGGACACGGTGCGCACGATTTCGGACATGACGTGGTCCGGCAGTGCAAACTATGCCACGCATTCCCGGCATTTGACCGATGCGCTGGTGGAGTTCACAGGATTGGCCCCGGATGCCATTTCGTTCGACGTTACCTTGTCCGCCTATTTGGGGGTATCACCCATGGCGGATGTCGTGAAGATATGGGAGTACGAACGCTCGGGTCGAGCGCTGCCGCTTGTGCTTGGGTCAAAAGCCTACGGGAAATACCGATGGGTTATCAAATCCCACAAGATCAAAATGCAGACATTTGATGGACACGGAAATCTGACCAGCGCAACGGTGTCGCTCAGCCTCACCGAATACACAGAGAGGTGATCGTATGACCTATACGGTAAAGGCAGGCACGGCGGCAGTCACGCTGAATGAGACGGACACGGTAAAATCTGTCCTCCAGAATATTGCAATCATCCTCCGGACGCGCCGCGGCTCTTGCCCGTTATATCGGGAGTTCGGGCTTCCGATGGATTTCCTTGACCGTCCGCAGCCTGTCGCAAAGACCATGGCAATTGCGGAAATCAAAGAGGCTGTCGAGACGTTTGAGCCACGGGTGACGGTTGAAGATATATCATTTGAAGAAGATGCCAATATGCCCGGTATCTTGATCCCCATCGTGGAGGTGAGCATCAATGCGTAGCGATTACGCTTTTATCGAGACGGATACTACGGCGCTTGTGACCGCCATGATTGCGGCCTATGAAAAAATGACCGGCGTTACGGTACAACCGGCAAGCCCGGAACGCCTGTTTATTCTGTGGGTGGCCGATATTATCGTGCAGACGCGCGTAGCGATCAACTATGCCGCCAACCAAAATATTCCCAGCCGTGCAGTCGGGGAAAATCTGGATGCGCTGGCAGAACTCTTTTACACGCAGCTGCGACCCTCGGCCAAGGCTGCAACTTGCACGGTGCGCTTCTCCATATCGGAAGCGCAGGAATCTGCCATTTTGATTCCCGCCGGAACTCGCGTGACAGACGTGGCCAATACGCTGATCTGGGAAACGACGGCAGATGTGTATATCCCAATCGGAAGCACCACGGCAGACGTTGCCGTGCGATGCCAGACGGCCGGAACGGTCGGGAACGGCTATCTGGCTGGGCAGCTTAATACCGTGGTCGATGTATTCCCGTACTACGTTAGCTGTTCCAACATCACAGTTGCAGACGGCGGTGCAAATGCAGCGACTGACGCCGAATTTTTTGAGCTGCTGAAAGCGTCAGAGGACGCATACTCCACGGCAGGCCCGATGGGAGCCTATGTATACTGGGCAAAGTCCGTATCTACGGAGATTGCGGACGTCAAGGCTATCCGTCCGAAGCGGCAAATTGCAAAAACAATTCCCGTCTATGGTGGACACGCATTCCTCGGCGGAGACAATCTGGCCGCGAGCAGCCTTGTTGTGGCTGCGGCTGGGAGCGGCGTTAAGGCCACCATAACCACCGACTACACGGTAAGCTATGAGGACGGACTGTTGGATATCACAATCAAGTCAGATGGCGCACTTGCGTCCGCTACGCAGCTCGACATTTCTATCACCGGCGACGGAGCGGGTCATGTGGATATCTATGCTTTGATGGACGACGGCACAATCGCCACCGATACGGTCAAGGCGCTGATTTCGGCTGCGTGCAGCGATGATAAAGTTCGCCCGCTGACCGACCTTGTCAGTGTAAAGGACCCCGCGCAGGTGAACTACAACATTGCGCTTACCTATTACATCCCGAGCGACACAACGGTGTCTGCTGCCGAAATCAAAGCGCAGGTCGATGCAGCCGTTTCGGACTATGCCAAATGGCAGTGCGCAAAGCTCGGCCGTGACATCAATCCATCCAAGCTCATTTCTCTGCTGATGCAGACCGGGGTTAAGCGCGTCGCTGTGACGTCGCCGGGGTTCGTGCAGCTGTCAGACGGCAGCGACCACAGCACGCCACAGGTTGCGAAGCTCGTCAGCACAACCGTTACAAGCGGAGGTTATGAGGATGAGTAAGTACAGCCTCAACGCGGACAATTTCCTGCGCACGCTCCCGGAAGTGCTACAGGATGATCCCCGCATGCAGGCGCTTGCCTCGGCTATCGCCAGCGAATTGGAGACGCTTGCGCAGAAGGTGCAG